ATGTTTCCTGTGCGGCCCAGTGAGCTTTCGCGTTGTCCATCCCAGTCTGCAAGACTTCGATGTTTGTCTCAGGTATGAAATCTGGATTCTCATGTAACCGGTCTACGGCCGTATCAAATATCCGGCGTTTCCTGCTACCTAGTGTAACTTTCTGATAAACAGTCGTTGAAGCAGCAATCGAGTCCTCGCCAACATCGATATTGGAAAGGAATACCCCGCCCTCTGGGATCGCATACTTCTCAACATTGACGCCGTACCCCGCGATGATGATGTCCATGAAGTCATCTTGGTGAGAACGCCAGGTTTCTAATGCGGCCCTCTGTGCGTCATCTAACTGATACATGCTTGGGCGTGTAGCAATATCGAACAACGTACCGGAGAAAGACTCTCTTGCAGATTCTGGTCCAATAAACGGGACAAGGTATACCGGACCCTCCTCAGGGGTATATAACTGCGCCAGATGTTGGAAACTGCCTGTAGCGGGGATAGGGGGCTGCCATCCTTTCAGTGCATCCTCACCGAATGCAGATTTAAGTTCTACGAACAGCCCTGCCCGAGATAAGTACATCTGTCCCCGGAGTTCCGAATCCGTGATACCGTATGCCACCCACGCCCTATGTAACTTGGGGGTCATGCGGTACTTCGGGAAGAATTCCGACTGGAACCGGCTGATCCCAGGTATTTTGTTCAGGGTCTGACCTGTAGGACGGATGGTCAACTGGACATTCTGCCACTTCTGGATGGGAGATAGGGCGCCTATCCTAATCTGCCTCTTCTTGCCCGTGGTTAGGTCAATCTGAAGCTTGGCTAAATCAAGGTTGTCTTGGACTTTAGCCGGCATGAACGGAGTTGGCGGCTGTTCAGGGTCCAACCCTGTCTCAAAGACTTCCGGCCCTCTGGGCGGCGGTGGTGGCGCAGCAGCCGCAGCAGTAGGAGCTACGGGCGGCGGCGGCCCGGCCGGGGGCAACGCAGTCATCGGTGGCTGACCTAGAGCGGCTGGTGGCCCAGGCACTTCCGCTGCTGGGGGCGGAACTGTTTCAGGGGAAACCGGCACATCACCGTAGATGCGGATCTCTTGCAATCCGTAGGGGTTCGTTAAATCTAAATCAGTGACCATCGCCCCAGTACGTAGTGACGATTTGGGCACCTCAATAACGGCTATATTATCGGGGTTTACTCTTGCTAAAGTCTCAACATCGGTAAACAATAACGGGTTTCGTTTCTTCGCACCTAACTTTGTGGTTGCAGATTCTCGATAGCTGAAATATTGGTTCAGCCACTCAGTAGGAGTATAGTTACCGTAAAGAAAGGATACTTCTGGGTCATCAACAAAGCGACTGAACCCGCTGGATGTCCATCCCTCACTTTGCATATTCTCGGTCAATCGTGCGAGTATCTCGCGTGACGATGCTATGCGTTCTGGTGACTTCCACTCACCTCTACCCATACGGGCAATCTCAGAGGAGAGTTTCATATCATCGACTAATTGATAAGCAATGTCGGGATTGATGGTAAAAGATACAATCTGATCGCGTTTCGCGCCCCCGAGTCCACCTTCTCCAGATGCTCGTAATATGCCAGATACCCGAACCGCAGGAGCATTAGTGGTCATGTGGTAGACAGTATCTGGAATTACCGGGTCATCAAGGGAGATAGGCGTACCGCGAACTATCTCGCCGCTTGGTTGCGTTATACCCCCGGCATATATACGTTGTCCATACTGCGATGGGTCATCAGGAACCAAGACTCGAACCTGTTCTTTTGCTGGGGATGGAGCGGCTGCTGGAACGACAGATTTCTGAGGGTCAAATACGAGGTAAGATATAGAGTTAGGGTCTTCGTTGATGTTCCTATATACGACACCATCAAAGCCTTCTGCTCTTAACTGCTCAATCCCAGATGGATGCCTTCTTGCTTGAGCAGAAGGGATACCAGCCGCTAAATCCTCCGGTAAAATAACTCTGATATTGATTAGGTTCCAAAGCTGATTTTCGTCCACAGGGTTGTCAATGGAACCATAGGGTTTCTCCAGCCGTATTTTTACTGGGACTATCCTCTGAGGTAGCGCATCTGGTCGTCCTCGTTGGTCAAATGACGGCAGCGCTAATCTTTCTTTAGCAGCTTGTTCAGTTCCAAAGTGCATCCCACCAAAAGCAAATTCACTAGCTTCGTCAATCGCTGGCAAGCCCTCTAACGCACCGGCTGGTCGGGTAGTGCCATGAAATACATCGGCTTCAACAGAAGGACCAGGAGGATGCTTGGGGAATTGTCTTTGAGCACTATCGACTACCCAAGGAGTTACTCCTTCAGTCGCCGCTGAAGTGGGAGGGTCTTGTACATAACTACGAGCTGCGGCCGCTGCTTCAGGAGCCGCCGCTACGGGAGCTGGAGCGGCTGCTGGGGATGGAGCGGCTGGGGACGGAGCGGCTGCTGGGGCTTGTCCTGGTTGCAACGCCGGTCTGGTAGGAGCAGGGGGCAGTACTGCGTCGGCTCTAGGAACAACTACCGCTGCTTCAGGAACAGCCGCCGCCACGGGTAGTGCCGGTTCCAGGGCAGGCACTGGTGCAGCGTCAGGTCGGACAGTGGGTCTAGCGGTAGGCAGACGGTCATATCCCTGGACCCGGTCTATCACTAGGTCTGCGTGTTGCTGGAACTCTTCCGGTTTCATCCCCGGCTTCATAAAGTCATCGATCAAGGTATCGACAACCTCAGCTACCCGGTTGGGGGCTAGGTCAGGAGCAGCCTGCCTTACCTGTTCGGCTATCCTCTCGCCTACCTGTTCTTGTATCCCGGTCTTTATCTTAGCTTTGACGGAAGGGGGAGCGTCCCGCCACACGGCAGATGACAATAAGTCGGTTACGTCACTTGTATATTTATTGAATTGACGGACACCACCCATCCCTTTTATTGGAATAGGTAGAGGAATAGCGGCTGTGGGACCAAACCCCATCAGGATTTGCTGCCACCAAGTCAATTTAGATAGATCTACTCCTAACTGCGCCCATCCTTCACTGGCGCTAAGTTCACCACGGGCCATCTTGGCCATTGTTGTGGACTCTATAGCTTCTTGTGTTTGCTCTCTCTGCGTATCGACACCTGGAAGATACATTTCAGGACTAGCAGAAGCACCAATGCCTGCTAATTGAGCTTGTCCTACTTCGATTCTTCCTATCTTCTCGCCGAGAGCAGCAACAGCCTGTCCTGTCTTGGAGAAGAGGTCTTCCTGGGCCAGAGGCAACGCATCCCTTCGTTCTAGTCCTAATCTAGCGGCGATACTACCCTCTTCGGGCTGTGCCGGATAGGCACGTGAAGCCTCCATACGTCCGGCCATAGTAGATAGGTCAGGAGGTGGTGCCAACGGAAGTTGTGCCGTCGTACCGAATGGGTCTGCTTCCGCCGCGGTCAATTGACGCGGAAGTGTCGCACCAAACGGGTCTGCTTCCGCGGCAGTCAGGGCCCGGAGTTTCTTGGTTGCTCTATTCCGGGCAGGCTCGGCTATGTCCATGTAGAAAGGCATCTATCTTCTCAATGAGAGAGGCAGCATCCTTGCACTGCCAGTCCTCGGCGCACCGGATGGGGTAGTGATACCGAGTTCCTGCTGGAACTCGGCTACGGGTATGCCGGCCATGCGGCCAAGACCTGCGAAAGCTTCCCTCTCACTAGGGAGCATCCTTCTCCGGGCCTGAGCAGACGGGAGCGCGATACCAGCCGTGCGGAGTAGTTGACCTCTGGGAGCGCCCAACGAGCGTCCAGCCTGCAACTGGCGGATACCCAACGGCAGCGGATTATCTAACGGGTTGTCGAACACGATGCCGCCCTCTGCCATCCCCCGGACACCACGGCGGCGTAACCGGCTGGCCTGAACGGGGCTCATCCTTCTATCTAATGGCACTATCTCGGTGCCACGAGGGAAGATAGCTAGTTCCGGCCCTGATTCACCGACGATGGCCGTGTTGTCATCGTAGATTCCGCCTCCGGCAAACAAGTCATCTTCATTGGATGTATCCCAAACGTCAGTTGACATAGCAGGACTTGGTTCATTAACTCCAGCATAGCTACCAAGCTGTGAGCCAGAGACACCGAAACTTGCCAGGGCTTCTTGGGTTGTCATCATCGGTTCTGGTTCGGGGGTGATAGTTTCTTCAGAAACATATTGTTGTGGTGTAAGAGGCTCTGTCTCTGGCTGAGCAAATACTGTCCCAGCCGAGCCTTCTGCTTGCAGAGATTGAACGGCTTCTTCAAAGGTAAGAGGGTCAACTTGCTCCCCTGCTTCTTCAGATACATATGTTTGTGGAGCGAGGCTGATAACTTGCTCCTCGGCCTCTTCTGATACATATGCTTGTGGAGGAGGGCTGATAACTTGCTCTTCTGTAACCGGCGTTGGGTCAACCGGGGTATCGTCGTCATCAGGAGGATTGAGGCGTAGATTCAGGTCCATCTCACTATTAGCGGCACTGAAGTCCACGGTATCCGAAGATCCCTGGAGAGCGACAACCGCAGCTTCATGAGTATCCGAAGCCGCTTGGGCAGTGTCCTCGATATTTTGCCGTTTAGCGTCATTGTCCAGTGCTAGGGACTCGTTCTGAAGTTCTGCGGCATGATTAGCCATCGTCTCGGCGAAGGACTCGGTGCCTTTTGGTAGGCCCATCCGCATCTGATCGCGGAGCATATTGAAGGCTTCGGTCAGGTATTCGGGTGGTGGACCGATGCGCTGGATTGTCTCTTCGGGTGGCGGTGATACCAGTCCCTGACCACGGGCGATGGCAGATACCAGCAACTGGTCGGCCGGCGCGTTCACATACTGGAGCATCCTGTCGAAGTATTCCTGGTTGGAAGGACGGGTTTCCCAGGCATGTACCGCGGCCGCACCCGTGTAGTCCCCCGTGACGACCATGTTCGCTTTCATCTTCTTCAGCACGTTATCGAGCGGTACGAGTTCGCCGGAAGTCGTCTTGATGAACTGTATCCCGCCGATGGTTTCCACGCCAGCTTCTTCTGGTAACGGCGCCAACTGGGAGAGCGCACCACTGGGCTGCTGAAGTAGGTCGTAACCTTCCTTCTGGATAACTCCAGGCTCGAACTCTCGGTCTAGATACTGGATGGTGCCGTCAGGCTGGGTTATGTACTGACGCCCAGAGGAGTCGGTCTTTATCTTGGCATCTTGGGTTGGATCGGGTCCGAACTGGAGGGTGCCGTCCGGTTGCCGGATTATGTAACGCCCCAGTCTTTGGTTCCATTCGAGCTTCCCTTCGCCTGGCACCAGCTCCGTTGTACCGTCTGGCTGCCTTATATAACTACGACCATCCTCCGCGACAAAGACTTCGGAAGAGCCTGGTGTTTTGATCAGTTCGCCAGTCTCAGGGTCTTTCGTCCCTTCTTTGATGACCTTGCCACCCGGCAGGATGGTGTAGACCTCGTCGTTATCTAGCGTAAAACTCTGCGGCTCTCTATTGTCTGCGTCAAGCGCTTCAAAATACTCCATGAAGGGGCCGACGACTCTTCCGTCAAGCCCAAACTCAGCTTGACCCTCTATGTATGGCGGCCAAGGTTGATCAGACCAGTCAGCCCAGGCTTCTAAGAAACGCTCTCTAAAACTCTTTTTTTGTGACTTGTCACGCGGACCAGTGAGATCCCCTTTCTCTTTAGCTGCGATCAGACTAGTCCTAAATTCATCTCTAGACGTATATCGCTTGGTGGTGGTTTCTGGGTATCCGATATTTTCAAAACTCTGGGCGTTGCCCGTACCCCTCACCCCGACATATCGGTCCGATAGCCACCGCTGAGTAGCATCAGAAGCTTCGTTCCATCGACCATTAAGATATTGCTCCCAGGTACCATACCGTAGTCTCAGGTCATTATCCTGTGCCATCTCGTTACCTCTAGCCGATATTCAGTGGGAGTGTGCCTGGTTGCGGTGCCTGTGTGGGTATCGGGGGTAGGTCATCCCCTAGGATACGCATGACCTCATCGATGCCGTTCTTATCGATGAACTGCTGCCTCTGTTCTGGTGACATGGCGTGGATGCGGTTCTGCGCGTCCCGCCTGGTCACGCTCTTCTTCATCAGAGGGATACCCTCTTTGGTGTTCTTCCTCAAAGTAGCCAGTTCCCCGGCTACCTCTTGAACGACCTTAGTAAAAAAACTAGTATTTTCTGGCATATTACCCCGCTAATTGTGTCCCTCTACGGTCAGGGTTGAACACGTTTGGTGTCAGTGCCTTGTTCAGTTCCTGTACCCCGCCCCCAGCCTGGTTGGGGCTCGGGGGTGCTACTAGGCCGGCCAGGGGGTCCCCACCACCACGGGGATCACCCACACCACCCACCGGGGGCCCCTGGCCGGCGGCCGCTGCGGCAGTCTCATCTTCCATATCTTGGAGCATCTGAGAGATGCCGTCTTCCCGTGCTACCGCCGCTGCGAGTATCTTTATGACTTCGGGCTGAGCGCGGATCATGTCCCGAAGGAGCCTTGCCTCCTCGCCAGTAGCGTCTTCCAACTTGGCATCGGCGCTCCAGTAGGTCTGCTTCGATTTAAGTCCCTGCTGGACCTCACGGAGCCCCATCTCCCGGTTCTGCATCTGGAGTACCGGGTCGATCAACTCGAACTTCACGTTCACCGAGTACTCACCTTCTAAGTCAGAGGGTCGTATCTCATGGCCTTCGACCTTCAAGTCTAGGTCGAGTACATCTATAAGTTGGAGTATATGCCCGGTGGACACGCTTGCTAGGTGTTGGAGTTGTACCGACGGAGCGATGAATTTCCGGTCAGCAGAAGTTGAAAGTATCGCTTGTTGACCCACGGTCGAAACGCCCTGCTCCCGTATACCAGCCACAGAACGGTTATAAGTACCCATATCCAGGTCCCGGTCTATCCACTGTTCGGACTCGAACATCCAGCGTGGGAGCTGTTGCATCTCCAGTCTGAAGTACTCGCCCCGTTGTCCCTCAAGGATATCGCCTCGGGCGAGTTGCTGTTGGAGTTCGGCCGCATCTCCGGTGGTGACCATCGGGTTGAAGGCGGCGTCAATCACCGCGTTATGTCTAGCCGCAGCCTCCTGTGCCTGGGCCAAAAGGTCTTCCATCGCGTGGTCTAAGAGCCCCACCGCCATATAAGAGGGGTCGATATTCTCCATCTGGGTAGGTTCGCTCCCGTAACCGGCGAAGGCGTGGGAGAAGGGCACGAAGCCCCAGGTGTTTGGTTCCACGAAGAGCTGGTCACCTGTGGAGGTAAACATGCCGTGCCAGTTCTCGGACCAGAACTCATCGGTTAGTATCATCTCCTGGGGGTTATCCCGCTCAAAGACCTCCACCTCTACGTCCCGGCCTTTCCTCCGTCCCTGAGAACGGGCATAAGTTAGGTCATATAGGTCGCCGGCCAAACGATAAGTGTGCTTTATAGCCATGTTCGGGCGTTTCCTGGTTGGGTCCATCAGCACCCTTGCCGGGTGGGGCGTCCGGGTGCGGAAGGGCACCATCGAGCGTCTCAAGTTCTCCCACAACCTCACCCTGGTGGCATAGTCCTCGGCGGCCTCACTACGTTTCTTGGTGGGTTTGTCCCGCCGTTTGTTCATGACCACCGAGTCAAGACCGTCTTCAATGACCGCGTACCCGTAGAGCATCAGGTGCTTGGCTGCCTGCTTCCAGGGGAGCGAGATCTCCTCTAGGGCTACATGTCTCATGATAGCCCGGAGCGCTGGTTCGACCTTGTCCGCCTTCTTCTGGTGTTCTTCGCCCTGTCCTACCGGCTCCCGGTGAATGGTCGGTTCGTGGGCCAACTGCCGGTCCACGGCATGGTCGATTATGCTCCTTGCCCTCATGGGGCGATACCAACCGGGCCGGTCCAACCCCTCGGGCCAGACCTGGAACGTCCGGTTGTAATAACTGTCTACCTGTTCCCACTTACCGTGGCAGTTCGACCATAGGTCTTGCAGTTGTTTTCGCGCCGTAGTGACAGAATTAGCCGTCGGTTTCATATCTTGGGGCATATTACCACCGCCTACCAGATGTAGTCTGCATTATACTACCCCAAGTACCATTGTCGCCCACTCCCGCCGCGGATAAGGCTCCCCCGGAACTCCGGGCTATCCTGGTGTGCATCCGCATCTGCCAGGCGATGCCAACGGCCACCGGGTAGTCGTCATGACCCCCTGACCGGGCCTCGATCCGTACCCTGCCTTCCCTTCTCTCCCTATATATGACCTCGAAGAACTGGGCCAACCCGTCCTCATTGAAGATGGTGAGTTGTCCTGTCTCGATTGCTTCTCTCAAGTCCCCCCACAGCACGTTCCTTGACCGCTCATCGGTGTGCCAACCCACCTTATTGCCGTCGTCCCGATGATAAAGGTGTCGATACCGCATGGCCTGGGCCGTCCTGATAGCCAGTATCCCCCACTCGTTGTCCTCGATAGCCCAGATGGGGTTCTTATACCTCTCCAATAACTCCATCGACGCTATTGCCAACTGGTCGGGTGGCACCGTATTCGTCTTTATGTCTGCGACCACCGCCCCGGTGTTCATATGCATGATGACGGTCACCCCATCGTCCCCATGACCCCCAACACCGTGGGACGGGTCGGTCCCAGCCATGTACCTCTGGTTTGGAAGTGCGATGAAGTCCTGATAGATGTTCGCCGTCGTTACCCCTACAGGGATCTGCAATATCGGCGGCTTCGTCTGTCCCTGAAGCGCCGTAAGTCTGGTCAGATTGAAGGCCGCGATCCCTGCGGCCGGCGCGAATGCCTCGGCCTCAGTCTCAGAATGCTCCTTCTGGAAGAGCGCCTGGTCCATGTACTCAGCCTTGGTCTTCTTGTACCAAGTGTCGTCCCGTTCCGGTCTAGACCTCCACCCAAAATACAACTTTGTGAACCCGTTCAGCGGCGCCAACTTGTAAAGGTCTTGAAATAGGCTCCGCGCCTTATGCGGATTGACGGTACTAGTCAGTATCAAATGCCCGTCATTGTCGTCCAGCCCCGGCTTCACAGAATTGTACGCAGAGTCGAGATATTCGTGAAAATCAGCCTCATCCATCACCACCAAAGTTGGGTTCAGACCCCGCCCCGCAGTCTCGGTACTCGGCAGCGTCAGTATCCGGCCCCCGTTGGCGAAACTCATCTGCTCCCGGTTATTCGGGAACTCCGTACCCTCCCCCAGAGGCTCCTGCAACCCCTCCGGCAAATTCTTATATGTGTTCCGACTCTTCGCCAGGAACTCCCACGCGTCCCGCTCCCCCTTACTGAAATAAAGCACCAACGCCTGGGGCGTGAACATCGCATGCCACAGACCAAAAGCCGACAGATCAGTCGTTATCCCTAACTGACGGCTCTTCGCCAACACCAGACGCTTACTCTCCATAAGCACCCGGTTCAATGTCTTTATATGGTCCCACTCCAACAGCGGAACCATCCCCTCCCCACTCACCGATATCTTCACATAAGGCACGAACCTCGCAAATGACCGTTTCGCCCTCTCATGCCCAGCTAACATCGCTACCTGGACCTTCTCTTCCTTACTCAACCCCAACGCTTCGATATCGATCATCTATCCTCCCATCGGTAACTTCTCAAGTATCGTGAGGTCGTTCACCTTCGTCCGTCCACAGACATTCCACCCAGCCATCTTAAAACAGTAGCCAGGGTTGACACTCTCTATCTTCTTATCCCAGACATAGGTGAATAACCGCTCGTCCGGCCACCGATCCCAGGCCAATTCCTCTGCCTCACGGATCAAGTCACTGGACAGGACCGGCCCCTCATTCCTGAAGATAGAACAGTTAACCCCGTCCTGACCATTGTCACTGATGAACTTCCTCCAAACAAAAAGAGCATCATTCGTGACTGTGAGTAAGACCATCTTCTCACCAGGGCCAACGAACAATGTCCTTCTACGGTTGTCCCGGTAACTCCGTGCCGAATAGTGACGCTTGAATATACCGATACCCCGAGGGTCACCATCCTTTATCCCGACCCAGTTCCCGTCAATCCCAAGCCCACTAACCATCTATCCTCCCTTCCATAACCCACCAATGACCTTCTGAAACCCGAGAACCCTCTGCTTCCGTACCGTAGGTGTCTCATCGATACTCTCAACAGTGAAGCCAAGGTCTTTCCAGAAACTTACCGACGGCAGATTCTCCCGGCAACGCAACGTCATCAACCAATCATTAGGGTCAGTCACCGCATCGACCAGAACCGTCCCGATCTCCAGCCTACGGGCATCATCCTGAACCGATACTTGCTGGATCCGTGTGATCCCAGAGGTGTTCCTGGTCGCATAGATGAACCCAACCTCATCATTATTCTCTCGACCAATGAGCAACAACCCACGGCCACGGTTGATTACCTCCTTCTCATAAGCTATCCGGGGAAGAAACCCGATAGAATCCTGACGGTTAGCTTCGATCCTCTGCAAATGACAGATGTAATCGATGTCTTCGAGAGTAGCTGGCGTTATCTCTGCCATAAAACCTCTTTTAGATTAGTAGGGGATTTTTGCGACGCTTGCGACGCGTTGCGACGCTCAGGCACAGACTGCGTCGCAACTAAGCCAGACTGCGTCGCAACTGATTCCGACTGCGTCGCAAACTCCGCTCCTAACTTCTCTGCTTCCGCCTATTCCTTATCTGACGAATATATCCCATCGGTGCAGGCTCGATCAGGACAGGGTCATCCTCATCCCTCATATCCCAGGTCCTACCCTAACCAGAAATAAAAAAGACCACCAGCGAAAGCTTAGCCTGGCAACCGCTGATGGTCTCCCAAAGAATCGAAAACCAAGACACAGGAGAATCCCATGGCCAGATTAACGACTAGCGACAACAATAACACACTGATTGAATATCAAGGAACCTAAATCGCACAACTAGAGACCATATCTGCTTCTGACCTCGTCGAGCGACAGTTCTCCGGTTTCCTCAAGGTCTCTCCGGTAGTTCTCGAAGTCATAGAAGCGCGAAAACGTGATGTTTCCCGTCCGCGTCTCAAGCTCCCAGCAATCACGGCCCAACCGGAGCATCAACCTCTGACAACATTCCGGGTGAAGCCAGAGATCAGACCCGTTCCCCATCCAGAATATCGCTACCACCGTAATCTCCTTACAGCAGTAGAAACACTCCTGACCCGGCTGCAATACCCACGATTCCTCGCGACCCTCACTCCTTACCTGGATACTCATCACCCACCTAAGCCCCTTTTAAAAATAATCAAACGCGTATTTTCAGAACAGCTCCCCAAGAAACAGAAACGGCCCCTGAGACAGTGGTGGAACTGCCCCAGGAGCCGTAACAAAACCTACTTTTAAAACAGTC